TCAACCGAAGCCGAAGGAGGGGTAAAGGTTCCAAAGTCTACGATGCCTGCGTGTGGGGCAACGGACATGATTACAAGCTCGCTAGGAACTCTTGATGTTTAGCCAGAATAGCTTCTTTGGCGGCTGTAATTTCAGCTTTTATGGCATCCACTTCAGCTTGTGCATCTGCAAGAGCTTGGCTACGAGCCGCAAAATCCGCAGAGACTGCATCAGCATCCACTTTGGCTTTTTTAGCTGCTGACAGAGCCGCCTTGGTGGCTGTTGCATCCACCTTGGCCTCATCAACAAGTGCTTGAGCTTCAGCTTTTAAAGCATCGGCTTTTGCCTGTGCATCGCTAACCATTTCTGCTGCCTGAACTTTTGCCGCTGCAACAGCTTCTGCTGCTGTTTTCTTGGCTTCTGCTGCGGTGCTTTTAACGTCAGCAAGTTCAAGTGCAATGGTTTCGCGCATCTTGACAATTGAATCTGCTGGGCCAACAAGCTCCACAAACTTCTTGCTCTCCGCTGTGGCGGCTTCAAGCGCGTCAATCTTGTTCTTGTACACCGCCGGGTTTGAAACCAGCGACAATAAGTCCAAAAGTTGATTTGCACCGCCTACATTGGAAGTTCCGCTGATGTCTGTAGAAATTCCCATATTATTCTCCGCCAGCTTGAATGATTGTCAGAACGGTTGTGCCTGAACCAGACGCTTGCTTCAACCTGATACCCCTTACAGGATACGCAATGTTGGAGTCCTTTGTAGTCGTCTGGCTTGTCAACGTGGCGTGGTCTGTCCAGTTGCCAGAAGATGCAACGTAGTTGGCTGCAAACACATTGTCAAACGTGTATTGCACCGTATAGTTGACTGTCCCAGTTACCAATACATTCAACGCAATATTAAACGGAGAAACGTAATGGTCAACAGGGCAAACCGGCGAAAAAATCGCCGCAGCCGAGGCATCAATAAGTGTATAAACAACAGGACGCATTTGGCGCTCCTATCACTGTTGAGTGGCAGTTGGATTGGCAGAACCGTCGCTGTCTTTTACAACATACGTAATAGTCAACACGCCAGCACCAGATGTGGCGGTGACGTTAGCCTGTGTAAACGTGATGATTGCGTCTGACGTACCCACGTTGTTACACAGTACGGCGGCGGCGGCAGAGTTATTTCCAAGCAACAAGTTAACAATACCTGTGTTTGTGAATACGCTACCGTTAGCTGCTGTGTTAATGGCTGTGCCATTTACTTGCAAAGCGTATGTAGGAGTTGTTGTTGCATAGGCAACAGTGGTGTTAAAAGCCGCAGAAAGAATCTGTGAGCCTGCTGGAATTGTAAAAGCGGACGTAGCTGCTGTAATGTCCGTGTACAAAATGTCTTTAGTTTGGCTAACAACCGTTGCGCCCATGTTACGAATAGTGCCAGCGGTAGTACCGGTTGTGTTTTTAACAGTACCCAACAACCAAGGGCCAAGGTGAGTTGCGAATCCCATGTTTAATTCTCCATGCGTTATAGCGTATCAATCTTGCATGACAGTCAGCCGGGACTGTTTGATACGCCGGGTTTCCCGGAATGCGTTCAATATACACCAAAAGAAAAGGGGGCACAAGGCCCCCTTCTCAGTCTTTTTAGGACGAACCGGGGGAACCAAACATTCCCAACGGATCAGACCAACCGAAGCTATAACGCTCGCGGGCTTTGTAACGGACGTTGCCGGTATCAAAGTCACCGTCCATGCTGTTAGCAAGGGGTGAACGAACAAAATGCTTCAAGCCGTTAGGCACATCAGTAGTCAAATACCAGCCGTTTGTGTCGGTCAAGTAGTTGTTGATGGTGTAGCCTTCAGGAATAGAACCATTGTTCTTCAGAGCATTGATGTCGTTGTCGGTAGTGCCAACACGGAGGCTGGTTTCCAACAGCCGCGTAGCGACGAACTGCAATGCAGCAGGAACAATCAGTTTCTTGGGCTTGGCGGCGATTAACAAACCACGCTCATCTGTCCATGCAGCGATCTGAATAACAGCGTTTTCCAACGAAGTTTCATTCAAGTCAGCGGCGGTGGAAGGACGGTTGGAGTTGGTTCCACCGTTAACCAAGGGGTGAGCAGTGCTAAACAAAGCAACGCCATCACCACCGACATAAGCGGCGGAGAAACCGTTGTTGAGAGTAGCGGCTGCTTTAACCTGCTTGGTATACGCCATAGCACGAGCCAGACCTTTGGTGTAACGAGCAGACAAGCTGTCGTACAAGTTATCTTCAATCGCTTCTTCAGTGATTGAGAAACCCAAAGCAATGGTTTCGTGGTTGTAGCGGGTAGTCCATGCCTCTTGAGCATTGTCATAAGCGATGGCAGAGCCTTCGTTTTTGACTGGTGCAGCAGAGAAGCCAGACAGTTTGGTTTCTTCTTCAAAGGAACGCTCAGAGGTCTCTGTTTCGTAGATCTCTTTGTGTTGCTCACCGTAGCGAGCGTACTCCATACCAAACAAAGCATTCAAGCCGGGCAAGAGTTCCTTAAGTAGTTGTGCACGTGAAATAGCCATTTAAGTAACTCCTTAAGCGCCAGTGGCAGAGTAGTAACCGTGCAGTGCTTGGTTAAATTTAACCAATACTTCAGGAAACTGGGTGAACACAATAGTGGACGCGCTAGGAATAGCCGTAACACTGCCGGGGACTGCAATCGTAGCGTTAATCGTAATTGACGTTGCAGCGGCTGCCGCAGCGATGGTTACAAAAGAACCTGTTTGAATGATTTGTCCATTTGCTGCAATGTAGGCTACATCTGTTCCAATGGGGATTGCGCTAGGCAAGCCAGAACCAGTTAAGGTAATTGTTGTAGAAGATGAAGAGCCAGTTGCAGATACAGTGATAGCAGACTCATGTACCAAGCCAACCAAACGCAAAGGTAAGGTGGTTGTTACTGGAGTTGCCGTAGGAGCTAAAACTGCGTTAGCAGAATTACCAGTGTTGGTGCTACCCGTATTGTTAATGGCAGATAGGTTAGTACCAATCATAGCCATAGCAGCGGAGGCAACAACAGTCGTGGCGGAACATACAACAGCCTTAAACACAGCATCAGGGTCATCCAACACATAGGCTTCACAGTCACCTGCAAGGGTTCCTGAAGGCCAGTATTGGTTGAATTGCTTTTGCTTAGTTAAAGGATTGGTGAAAGTACAACCCAAGAAAATACCAACCGTTTGGTTTAAACCAGTGCCAGTAGAAACTGAGGCACGAGTTACAGAACCACGCGATAGTACGACGAAATCACCGTAAAAGATGTCGGTCGCATAACCGTACTGGATGGGGTACATACGGGTAGAACCCGCAAATACTTGACCACCAATTAGGTTCTGCGGCAACAGTCCATACGGAGCTGATACAGCGGGATAAGCCATTTAAGACTCCTTTTAAAAAAATTTAAGAACCTGTGCCAAATGTGACTTTAGACGAACGTTCCGCAAATTTTTGCATTCGTGGATCGTTGTCTTTCATGTAGGTGTTGTCTACAGAATCCATTTGTGCCTTATTTATTTTTGCAAAGTGAGCTTCACGTTGATCCATAAATTCAGCTGGAATACGGCAGAGTAACAAACCACCTACTTCAATACCACCCTTAAAGCGACCTTCAATAGCGGCGTGCATCATGAGTTCAGGATAGTCCTCTGCTTTGCAGGGTTCATATCCTTCACGTAACTTAGAAGAAATATTTGATGGATCAGACTGACCATTGGTGCTTAAACGAACATAACGATGTTTCCAACCGGGTCGATCCTCTGGTTGAGGCAGAGTTTCAGGGGCTTGCCAAGACGATGGTCTGAAGTTAGCAGCCCTAGTATCCAATGCACGATCCAAACGATTTTGCGGTTTTTTTGTTTCGATATTTTCCATGATTAAGAACCTCTTCTAAGTAAAGCAACCTGTTTAGCATATTCCTCAATGGGCACTTGAAGGCGACGCGCGGTCTCAACTTCAGATGCCTTTAAGCGAATGCGATTAGGCGGTGTACTTCGTGCGGCAGGAGCCACAGGCGAAGTAATTCGTGTTGCACGGCGTGGGGGTTCATCATCCTCAACAACCGGTTCTGACGTTCTTTTATTAGGAGGCGGATCGTCTTCCTCATAGCTCTGTTCACTATCAAAGTGTTCAGGAAATCTTTTGCGCATCGTTTTATCGATGGTTTGAAAGTACTCTTCAGTACCTACATAATCCGCACCATACTCTT